TAATAATATTAATAAAGGGGTATTTATTTTGTCATCTTGTATTTATACACCACTTCCTAGTAAATTCCCTATGAATGAAAGCATGATTCATGAAGGACCCGCTCACCCCTCAAATGAAGGGTATGCTTATGCTAAACGCATGTTGGAAATGCAATGTAGGCATTATAATAAAACATTTAATACCGAATATATTTGTTTAACTCCTGTAAATTTATATGGACCATATGATAATTTTAATATAAAAAATGGGCATTTTATTCCTTCTATTATTCATCGATTTTTTTTAAATAAATCAAATGGGACGGATATGTCCGCTTATGGAACAGGAAAACCATTAAGACAATTTTTATATGGGCCAGATTTCGCAAAAATTATATGTGAAATTTTATTTAAATTAGCGGTAAATGAAGAAACTCAGAGTATTATTATATGTAATGAAGAAGAATATACTATTAGAGAAGTTATACAAAAAATAACTAATGTAATGAAAATTGATTTTAATAAAATAAATTGGGATAATAGTTATTCAGATGGGTGTATGAAAAAAACAGTTGATAATAGTAAATTATTAAATATTTTTAAAGAAAATAATATAGATTTCGAGTTTATTAAATTAAGTAACGGACTATCAAAAACTTATAAATGGTATAATGAAAATCTATATAATTTTCGTTGTTAAATATTAAATGAATCAGTTAAAGATATTTAATGAATCAGTTAAAGATAAATTATAAATCATAGTAATGGAAGATCGTTTTACAAAGGCCCCATTATGGCAATGTAAAAAATCATATTTATTTGGATTAGTGATTTTTATTTTATTAACTTTACTAGGTATTGGCGGGATAATTCGAATTTTAAGCATAGAAGAACAAGAAGATGATTATAATGCCATATTAATTGTTTTTATAATATCATTATTAGTTTTTAATAGTATGATTTATAGATGGATTAGCACAAATTGTGATAAGCGGCGTATTCAAAATGAAGAAGAAATTAATTTATATGAAGAAAACGAACAATATATGAATTAATACATAATAGTTATCAATATGTATTAATTAAGTATGTATATTTTACAGGTTATTTCACGGTTATTTCACGGTTATTTCACGGTTATTTCACGGTTATTTCACGGTTATTTCACGGTTATTTCACGATTACAATCGGGGGAAACCAACGAGATTAGCACCTATACCGAAACCAGCACCAGACCTAGCGGACACAGCCATACTAGGAACATATGTATCCAAAATACTAAAAGTAGCTGCAGCCGTTAATGCAATTAATAAAACTTCATCCAAATTTAATGATTTTTTCGGTATAGCGTAAGCTGCGATAGCAACCATGATACCTTCAACTAGATATTTCACTATGCGACGGAGGAGTTCTCCTAAATCAATCATTTCACCTAATTTACCAAGTCCCATTTTATAATAAATAATAAGAAAAAAATAATAAAATAATAAAATAATAATAATAAAATAATAATAAAATAATAATAAAATAAATATAAACTTAAATACGTTTAATTATAATATTTTATAAATGTCAGCAGTAGCTTTTGAGAAAAAACAGACGTCAAATGGGGTTAATAATCCTAAATATATAGACTTACTAGACGAGGATAAACCAATCTCAGGACAGAAATTTGTATGTGTCAGTTTTGTTTCGCCTGAAAATATTTTAATACAAAAAAATCATTTCTTCTTTCAGGAATTTCTAAAGCATTTTGATTTTTCTAAATGTAATCAGAAATTTGAACAATTTATGAACTACATTTCTTTTAAATATAATATTTCATTTACTGATTTATCGTCTGATTTTACAGAATTTATTAAATCAGAAAAAGATAATTTTGATAATACTACTATTTCTAATGAATATAAAAATTTTATGGACGCACATGAAGATAAATTAACAGATGAATATAATAAAGAGCAACATTTCCAAACAAGTGTTAGAGGGTTAAAAGTAAGAGGTAGTTATTCGACACAAGAAGAAGCTGAATTACGGTGCAAAATGCTAAGAGAAGTAGACCCAAATCATAACGTATATGTTGGTCCTATAGGGATGTGGATGCCTTGGGAACCCGAAGCATATAAAACAGGAAAAGTTGAATATATGGAAGAAGAATTAAATACATTAATGTCTGAAAAAATTAAAAATGAAGAAAAAGCCAAGCAACAATTCGATAAACGAATATTAGAAACAAAAAGAGAGGCTATTGCTAATAATGTTAAATTAGCAAAGAAGCATGGTAACAAATTAACTCAAAATATTGACGATGAAGGCAATTTATACGGCGTTAATAATACAATTGAAGAAAACTTAAAAGTTAAAGATAATATCACAAGTGCTGATATTCGTAAAGAATTATTCCAAGGAGAAAATATAGTTACAAAGTCTAGGGACAATAAATTTGATCCCGTAAAACACATGAATAATAAAATCGAATCAATTAAAAAATAGGGAATAATATTATATAACCTATAATTATGAATAGAAGTTCCAATATTTCAAATGTCACAACAGATGTCACAACAGACGTCACAACAGACGTCACAACAGACGTCACAACAGACGTCACAACAAATGTCACAACAAATGTCACAACAGATGACATAAAAACAAAAAAAAGAAAGAAGAATAAAAAAAAATGTGCGTATAATACTTGTAAGAATAAACTAAAAATTAGTGATATGCCATGTATATGTAAAAAGAAATTTTGCCACGAGCATAGATTAAAACATAATCATCAATGCCTTGTTATGGATATTAATAAAGACGACTTCATAAAAAAAAATGGATTGGGTGGTGGTAAATTCAACCAGGTAGAAGTTATATAAATAATCACATAACCATATAATTAAAACCTACATTAATGTAAATCAAAAAACTTTTTTACTTTGTTACATTTTATTTTTATATTATATTTAATATAATATGGAAAAAAATACGGGAAAAAATACGAAAAAAAATACGAAAAAAAACACGGGAAAAAACACGGGAAAAAACACGGGAAAAAACACGGGAAAAAACAATTATGGCTCTATTTCATTATATATAGACAATAACAAAAAAACGACCAAACCTATAAATATACCTTCACGAAAACCCTCTGTATGGGTCCCCAATGAGAAAATATCAAAGTGTTTTAAATGTAAATTAGAATTTGGAATAATAACAAGGAAACACCATTGTCGCAGCTGCGGTAGAATATTTTGTAGCGCATGTTCTCAATGGTATTGTGATAAATCTGAATATATTACTTCCACCACACCCCCTAATAGTACGTATAATTATTTAAATGAGTTTTTTTATAAAGAAAATAACATGAAAATATGCGAAGAATGTAACGAAGAAGCAAAAATTATCAATATTAATAAAAAAGAAATAATTATATTAATTAATTTGCCAATATCTATTTCAAAATTATTATTTTTACGCACGATTTCTAAAAAATGGTGCAAAACCATTAATTATTTAATTCGCATTTTTAGAAGCATACAATATAAATTACCTTCTCAAAAATTAAATAATATGGAAAAAATATTATTATGGAATCATCGATTCGAATTCAAAAATCACTATTGTTGGATAACTAAATGTATAACTTATAACAATAATAAAACAAAAAAAGAAATTTCTCAATATATCGCTTTTTTAAAAAATGAAAATGGGAAAGAAAAAATTTATAAATGTAGCGAAATTTTATGTAAGTCAAATTGTTTTAATTCATGCAAACCCGAAAATATTTTAGAAATAGGGTTTTACGTAGATTTAGCAAAACATTTAGATGTCGAAAAATACATTATTTTTTTATTAAATCAAAAAACCAAAGGGTTTTACAATTTATTAATGCCATGGTTGGTTGAGTTATCAAAGAAATTTTTAGAATTAGGGCTTGATTTGGCTTTTAAATGTGCCATTGAACCCGTTTTGTTCTACTCTTTTTATTTTGAAACAAAGTATTATTTAAATACACTCGATAATACAGACAATAAAAATCTTAAAATTATGATGAATAAAATAAATACGTTTTCTACAGAAACATTAAAAAATAATATACGTAAAACAGACGAATTCATTAAATTTTTAAAATTATTAATAACTAAAAAAAAACACGAAATGAAAGATTTAATAGAACACTGGTTCAAAACAAATGGATCAGTTTGTATGCCTTGGAATCCCAATATACAATGCGTTAATATTGATTATAAAAACATAAAACAATTAAATAGCTCTTCAAATCCTTATATTGTACCCCTAATAACCAAAAAACACCAATATTCTAATTGTAATATTAACCACATATTAATTAAAAACGAAGACTTAAGAAAAGATAAAATGACAATGCACATAGCAAAATGGCTAAGAAAAGTATGTGGCAATAAAGTATCAATTTGCACATATAATGTTTTACCATACGATTTAAATTATGGTTGGATTGAAATCATAGATAATGCCGTTACATTATATGATATATCTCACAAACATCACAAAACATTACAAAATTACATTTTAGATTTAAATAATAATTTGACAATAAATGAAGTAAGGGAAAATTTTATACGAAGTTGTGTTTCATCATGCGTTTTATCATATATATTAGGAGTCGGTGATAGACATTCAGAAAATATTTTGGTTAATAAATATGGAGAATTAGTCCATATTGATTTCTCTTATTTATTAGGGGAAGATCCGAAGAATGTACAAGTTGAAATGAAAATAACACCCGATATGTTAAATATGTTAGGAGGTAAATCTTCGGAACAATTTAAAATATTTAAAAATAATTGCTCGGATGTTTATAAAACAGTTAGAAGTCGCTCTTCACTATGGTATTTATTATTGGTTTTTTTAGCTTTTACTACACCCGAAATTAAACCATATTATAATGATTTTGATTTTATTAAAAGATACGTTATTAATCGATTAATACCAGGTGAATTTGACGACGTAACAACAATACAAATTCATGAAATAGTTGAACGTTCTTCAGATCCTACATGGCACGAAACATTATCGGATTATACTCACCATTTGTCCAATATTTCTAAAAAGTTTTTTTTACACAAATAACGATATTTTACATAAATAACGATATTTTACATAAATAACGATATTTTACATAAATAACTATTTCATATCCACTAAACTTTGTAAATTTTTACGTCCATTTATCGGAACAGCATAGTATCCACACATTTCCATTTTAGATTTCTTTTTCTTATTTCTTTTTTTTATATACACAACCGGGTCTTTTATAAATGCGCCTCCTATTTTATTTTGCGCAGGTGCGCATCCATCTTTATGACTCCATAATCCCGTATTATCTTGGCGCAAAAAATGAAAATCACCCCACTCCTTCGGACTATGCGTCCATACAATAAGACATATTTTATAATACCCCCAATCACACTTTCCCCCCTTTTTTATTTTTTTTATCATCGGATTGTCTTTCAATAACATTTTTTCAATATTTTTTTTAGTTATACTTTTAAAATTAGCATAATGCTTTTTTATTGTTTTTGAATATACGCCTAATTGAGGACGTATATATGGACACAAATCTTTATTTTCACGACCGGTCATATCCCAATTATCCCACACATTGTCAAATTTTTTTTTCAATGTTTTCAGTCGGCGGTTTTTTTGCGTTTTTTTTAATTTGGTAAATTTTTTACATTTGTTTATCCAATTATTACGCACTGTATTCATAGCATACGCATAACAATTATGAGAATTAAGTATAAATTTTTTATTCCATTTATGTGGTTCATATTTGGGGTGATTTGGATGCAATAAATGGTCTTCCATATAAATATTCGCAATATTTTAATATTATCGTTAAATGGTCGGTATAAATTCCCAATTCAATTCCCCACAAATTTTCTTCCAAATTTCGTCTTGCTCTATTCTTTTAACGGGATCCTTTAACATAGGAAAATATGGTAAAAAATCACGCTCATCTAATAATTCACACATTTTATACAATACATAATAGTAATTTAAAAAATTAACCCTATCATCCGGACAATGAGACGAATAAGGCTTTTGAATTTCCATAAATAAATTACATAATGTTTCTTCTAATTCTGGGTTCATAACAGGCGGTTTAATACCTAATTTGTCCTTTATAAACGGTATATGTTCATAATATTTATTATACCCCAACTTTTTTAATATGTCTTTAGCCTTTTTATTTGTTATATGTTTTAATGATATGCGCTCCTTTTTTATTTGATTTTTAATATTGTCTATTACCTCAGGAGGGATTTGAGTTGTTTCTTTTGCTTGAAATTGTGCCAAAATTTCCCTAAAATGATTTATTCTTTTATACGCATAAAAACAAACCTCTTTAGGAGGTTCTTTATAACTCGGTTTTTCATTTTCTATCAAATACTGTTTTTGTATCCCACATTTATTACAAATTATTAACCCTTCGTGCTCAACAGGAACGTATTCACCACCACATATTTCACACAATTCATAATTATAAATGTAATTATTTATATTAAGAAAAGAATCATCCAAATTAATTAAATATTTATTAATATTCGTTGTTTCTTCTTTTTTTTTAGAATTTTTCACATTTTTATTAAAAAAAGAATGCATAATCGTTTTTTTCTTTCCATGGTTTTTTGAAATATTTTTTTTCTTCTCAAAATATTCAAATATATAACTTGAATTATTTAACAAATATGTTTTTTTTTCCTTTTTTAAAGATTTTATTTTTATACGAATATCTCTCAATTTATCCAATAAATCCATTTTTTCGGTTAATAATATATTTTGTTTTAATTTTGTTTTAATTGCTGATTTTTCTATTAATAAAGATGGTATTATATTATCACTAATATCTTGGAATTCTTTCATTTTCTCATTATGCTTACTATCCAAGGTAACGATTGATTTGTTATTTACCGTAATTTTTTTACTAGCCTTTGGCTTAAAATTAGGCATTTTATATATTTTATTCTTATATTCTTAATTTATTATATTCGAATATTATTAATTCGTATTGTTTTGATTATTTAATTCGTATTGTTTTGATTATTTAATTCGTATTGTTTATATTATGGATATTAATGTTGATGCGTGTAATAATATGAACATTGATACAATTAAGTTGCACAAAATGGGGTTTTTATACAATGCTTTAGAAAATGGATGGTGTGTTAAAAAAAAAGATAATTTATATATTTTTACAAAAAATCATGAAGGTAAGAAAGAAGTACATTTAGATGATTATCTCAAACGATTTATCACGTCAAATTTTAACATTAATCAAATTATTAATAAATCATAATAAAATTAATTAAATAGTTTTCATTAATTTTTTTTTCTTTAGCAATAATATAAATGGGTGGCGGTTTAATGCAACTTGTAGCTTACGGTGCACAGGATGTGTACCTTACTGGTAATCCTCAAATCACTTTTTGGAAGGTGACGTACAGGAGACACACTAACTTTGCTATGGAATCTATCGAACAAACTTTCAATGGACAAGCCGATTTCGGCCGACGTGTTCAATGCACTGTTTCCAGAAATGGAGATCTTGCATACCGAACTTATTTACAAGTAACTCTTCCTGAAATTAACCAAGATGACAGCGCCGGAGCCGTCTATGCGCGATGGTTGGATTGCCCAGGAGAACAATTGATCTCGATGGTTGAAGTCGAGGTTGGTGGTCAGCGCATCGACAGACAATACGGTGACTGGATGCACATCTGGAATCAACTTACCATGACTTCGGAACAAGATGATGGTTACAATAAAATGGTCGGTAACACCACCCAATTAACTTATTTAACTGATCCTAATTTCGCGGACGTTGCTACCGCATGTGGAGCCGCCGATGTTCCAGAAGCAGTATGCGCACCCCGTAATGCTCTTCCCGAAACGACTCTTTATGTTCCACTTCAATTTTGGTTTTGCAGAAACCCCGGTCTTGCTTTGCCATTAATTGCTTTACAATACCACGAAGTTAAAATTAACATCGAAATTCGCCCCATGGACGAATGTCTTTTCGCTGTTACCGCCGTTGGTGTGGGAGGTGTTGATAACGTCAAAGCCACCGCTGCTTACAGTAAATCTCTAGTTGCTGCGTCCCTATATGTTGATTATATCTTCCTTGATACTGATGAGCGCAGACGTATGGCGCAAAATCCACATGAATATTTAATTGAACAATTGCAATTTACTGGCGATGAATCCATCGGATCCTCTTCCAACAAAATTAAATTGAATTTCAATCATCCATGTAAAGAAATTGTTTTCGTTGTCCAATCCGATGTGAATGTGAGTTATTGTGATTCTTTTGTCCAAGGGCAAGTGTTGAACGCGGCTTTAGGTGCGCAGCCATTTAATTACACTGATGCTGTCGATGCTCTTCCCAATTCCATCCGCGCATTTAGTTCTGGTGGTCAATTAGGCGGGAGTGCTGGTTCTAACACCGCTGTTATCGGTGCGGACGGACTTTTCGCCGACCCCGCGGCAACCGCAACGGCCGCTGGTATCATTGGCGTGACCGGGGCGGCTCTTGGCGCTGATGATTTGTCCGGCGCATTCCCGGGCGACTCTGTAAATAACGGTGTTTCCGATGCCGGTGCGTTTGTTCTTGCTGAAACTGCCTTGAAAATGCACTGCTGGGGCGAAAACCCAGTGGTTACTGCTAAACTACAATTGAACGGGCAAGATCGCTTCTCTGAACGCGAAGGAACCTACTTCGATTTGGTCCAACCATACCAACATCACACCCGAACTCCCGATACCGGAATTAACTGTTACTCGTTTGCTCTTCGCCCAGAAGAACATCAACCATCTGGAACCTGTAATTTCAGTAGAATTGATAACGCAACGCTTCAATTGGTTGTTTCTGCTGCTGCCATTGGTTCGCAAGCTACTGCCAAGGTTCGTGTCTATGCTACCAACTACAATGTCCTTCGTGTCATGAGTGGTATGGGTGGTCTAGCATACTCCAATTAAGTTATTTATCATATTGTTATTAATTTTTTAATTTAGAATAATATATAATTTCTCATTATATATTATATATATGGGATCGTATAATAAAATAGGCAAAGAACTAGAGAAGAGTGTGGATAAAATTGTTCTCGCTAACCTTGAACTACCTACTGACCAAACAGATGATAATAAAAAAAACGCAATTAAGTCCTCGGTGACCAATTTCATTTCAAAATGGGGTGACCAAATACATCAAAACGAAGGCTTATATAATGCTTTGGAGGATATTGTGGCCCATGTAAAAGCGGTTGTTGACTTACAGCCTCCACCTGAGGCAACGAGGGGGGGACGAAGACGCCGTAGAAAATCCCGTCGTAGAAAAACCAAGAAAGGCGGGCGCAAGAGAAAAACGCGTAGAAGTAGAAGAACCAAAAGAGGTGGGGTAAAATCTCGCCGTAGAAGACGCACAAAAAGGCGGCGTTAATTTAGCATAATATATAATTTCTCATTATATATTATAAATATGGCAGAAAGTGTAGATGCAAAAGGAAGAATAATTGATGCAAATTACGATTGGGGGGGAAATATGTTAGGTTACAGTATCGACGCTGAAAATTGGTTCAGGTTCTTGCCTTGGTTGTCACAGGAGGATCTAGGGAGGGGGGGCACTGTAGATCAAACACGGCTCGGAAAGACACGAATACTTTTCAAGGAAATGATAGACCTTATTATAACAGGAAAGATCGAATTGAAGGATACTACGAAGCAGCAAATAGAAGAGTTGTTGGACGGGGGCATGGAATCATCATCATATTATAAGGATTATTGGCGCAAGGAAACGCTTACCATGTGGACTAATGCTTGGCTCACAATTCAGGAAGAAAAAGAACAACATGGAGAAGGTGCCGCACCTTCAGATGCTGTGGGCAATATCCCAACGGCTACCCCCCATGAGTTAGGGGGAGCCCAGTTCGACCAGCGGGACGGCGGAAGGCGCCGCGGAAAATCCCGCCGTAGAAAAACCAAGAAAGGTGGGCGCAAGAGAAAAACCAAGAAAGGTGGGCGCCGTAGAAAAAACAAAAGAGGTGGGCGCAAGAGAAAAACCAAAAGAGGTGGTAGAAAAAGAAAATCTCGCCGCAGAACCCGCACAAAAAGGCGTCGTTAATTTAGCATAATATATAATTTCTCATTATATATTATAAATATGGCAACAACCGGTATGAGTGAGGCGGTAGAGGTGCCAGTGGCAGAGGAGGCGCCAGCGGTAAAGGAGGCGCCAGCGGTAAAGGTGCCAAAGAAGGTGCCCTCATGGCAGATAAGGGCAAAAGAAGCGGCTGCCAGACATAACACTAGGTTTGGTGCTGAAGGTGTTGTGAAAAGTGGCAGTACTATGGGTTTCAATTGCAGTGGTAGAAGGCGCAGTGGAAGGCGCCGCGGAAAATCCCGCCGTAGAAAAACCAAGAAACGCAGTAATAGAAAAAACAATAAACGCAGTAATAGAAAAACCAAGAAAGGTGGCAGAAAAAGAAAATCTCGCCGCAGAACCCGCACAAAAAGGCGTCGTTAATTTAGCAATAATTAACACTAGTTTGAATTTTACTTAATTTTACTTAATTTTACTTAAAATATAATTTAATATCATTATATTTTATATTATGAGCACATCGGTAATTGATGATACTACGGACCGCGAACATACCGAAGAACCGGAATATAATGTCTCCCACATGTCGGCGCGTGAAGCACAAAAATATTATGATTCGGAGAAAGGTTCAAGTACGGACGAAACTCGGACACCTGATGCGACAGAATTATTAGAAAAGTATTGGCATGAATTATCCGAGTGCCCGCAGGAAGATTTGGATAATGACCGACACAATTTGTGGATAAAATTAACAGAGGAACTTAAAAAACTCAAAGATAAAGAATACATAACAAATACTATCGATCTCATCAAGGGCTGGGATACTGTGGGCCGTCCAAATTGTTCCTCCGA